CATTGGAGGAGCAGGTGGAGTAACTACTTGAGCATTAGGTTGAGGTTGCGGTGCTAATGGTGGAACCATAGTCACTTGCTGCTCGCTGCTAGCTGCTGGGGCCTGGCTTAAGTAATCTGTTAAAGGTATCTCTATATTAAAATCGTCATTTAAATCAAGCCTAAACATATCTCTTCTCATTTCTTGAATGACTCTAAATGTTTCTCTACTTAATCCAGCTGGAATTTCTAGATCATTAAACTCTTCTCTCAATGCTTCTTCTTGTTCTTGAAATTTTTTTCTAGCTGTTTTAGTTATATCAAAAGGAATAAATTTATCTCTACGAATAGCGTTGTAGTTTTTACTTTCTGCACGTTCTTTAAACAAAACAAACAAATCTTTTCTATCTGCTTCTAATATTTCTGCAGCTTGTATTTTTCTTTTTAATGTTTGAAACTCTTTAAAACGTTGTTGATTCGCTACATAATATCTTGAAATAATAGTGTCTTCATCAATAGCACCACCTTTTAATACATCTGAAGTAAATAAATTTCTTGTTTGTCTAATTCCTTGTTTAAAGTCATTAATTTTATAGTTAAGACTTTTAATCGGATTTAAAGGAATAGGTCTTAATCCTACTAATCCTGCTAATTCTTTTCCCGTGTCATATTTTTCTCCACGTTTTCCTGGGAGTTCTGCCATAGCTCTTACTAGTCGGTCGGTTTGTTTATAAGATAAAGGAGCTACTTCTATAAATGCATATTTAGCAGCCTTAGCTATTTTTTCACCCCAAGGAGCCCTATCATTCCATAACTGTCTTCCTTCTGCAGTTCGACCATTTCTAATAATTAAATTATTCATAACGTTAAACCAAATAGACTCATCTACATAAGGTCGTACAAATCTTCTTAAACCTTTAGTTAAACCTTTTAAAACTCCTACGGTTAAGGGAGCATCAGGATTAAACGCATCTTCTGAATTTACTCCAGCGATGACTGATTGAAAGGGATTGACTACGGTATCATAAACTAAAGCTCCCGTACCATCGATGTAATTAAAACTACCATCTTCGTTTCTAGTTAAAAACAAAGTAGAGGTTTCTGAAAAATCTGGAATAAATTCTCTAGCCGCAGAAATCATTTCTTTCGTAATTCCATACATTCCTGCTACCATAGCGGTAGCTACTACTGGTGCCGTTGCTGTTGCAGCTCCAAATCCAACTAATCTATTTAATCCCACTGTTTGTAAAATAGGATTTTGAGCTTCTTTTAATCCTAACTCCGCAATATTAGCAGCGGTCCTGGTTACTTCAATAGGAAATGATACAAAGTTTCCAGTAGGTAATCTTCTACTTGCTTGTCCAAATTGTCCTACGTATGCATAATTAGGAACTGTGTTTCTAACAATATTAGCAGCTTCTTTCATGATAGAAAGATCGTCAGGCATTTTTTTAATTAATCCTTTTTTTAATGCTTTAGTGTACGCATTTTTATAGGTATCAAATTCTCCTAAAAAGTTAAATATTTTCCATTGGTCATCTTCTGCTACATATACATCGGCTGCTTTCTCGTATATTTTTTTCATGGCTTTTCCAAACTTGCCAAAAAATTTCATATACACATCTCCACCGCTTCCAATATCATCTAATAATCCTTGAATATCTCTTGCAGAAGCAGAAGAACTTACGACTTGTTCTTCTAACAAAAATTTATACATAGCCTGATCTTTAGGTGCATTACGATACAATATTTGTGGTTGAATCGTGTTAAACGCTTGTTTAAAATTTTTTACCATAGTAACTGGGTTTTTAAATAAATTACCGGTCCCTAATGCAAATTGAGCGGATGTTGTAAAGTTTCTAGCATGGGTAAAAGGACCTAACATTGTTTTAGATATTTGAGTTAATCCTTTAGGAATTAAAACTAAATTTCTATAAATAGTGGTCTTTGCCATATCGTCAAACAATAATTTTTCACTAAAATTAAATGCGTCTTGTAATTCTCTAGTAGTAAACTGACCATTTAAAGGATTGGTATAAATAGATTCTCCTAAAGGAGATTTTATTTGCATACCTTGTGGGTTAGCAATAACCGGTTGATTTCTTAAATTTTTAATAGCTTGTACACGAGTAGGATACACCGCAGCACGTTCTCCTTTTTTTATTAATTCTTTAGATTGTTGTAAGACTCCATTATAAAAATCATCCTTAGCTGCCAACGTAGATAGATCGCTCATGGTGTTAATAATGGTATTTCTTATATCTCTTTTTTGACCAAAAAATCTTTGAAAAGATCTTAAATCTTTTTCAGATTGAATTAACGTAGTAGGTTTAAAAGTACCCCCTTTAACATTATCTGCAATATTAATAAGTTGAGTTGCCTTATCATCTAATACGCTTAATACGGTTAAAGGAAATTCTGGAGTTTTAGTAAGAGGATTAAATGTAATATTATTATAGACATCATCTATAATGTCATCCAAATCTTGAGGACCTAGATTTACTCCATTTTGTTTTGCATAACGTTTATATACTTCTTTAACTCCATCAATAGCAGATTGAGCTGGTTTATAATTAAGCATAGGAAGAATACTTTTACCTTCTGCTATTCTATATTCGGAATTAAAAATATTTCTCATTCGGTCATTCATAATTTTGGAAAACTCTGAACTAGACGCATTGATATTTTTCCCTTGTAATACTGTATTTTTAAATACATTCATTTGATTTCTAACTTTCATCATTTCTCCTACTAAAACATTTCCCTGTTTTTTAGTAAGTCCTATTTCATCTAAGAAACCATAGAATTGATTTAATTGTTTACCATCAAATCCTTTAAAGACTACATTGCCTCCTTGAATAACATCATCCGTAGAAGTTAATAATTCATCTAATCTTCCTGTTAATCTTTTCCAAGCAGGATTACGACTAGACATTCCCGATTCTTTAGCAATGTTATATAAACTTTTATCAATGTCTTTAATTAAATCTCTAGCAGTAATTTGACCTCCTGCTATTTTTCCTTCTACTTTTTTTACACCTTCAAAACTTAATTGATCTTTAGCTCCCCTAGGTCTAAAAGGTTGTGCTATATATTTATCAATTAATCTATCTAACTCATCATCGCTATATTTTAAATTTTTTCCAGCTTCGGATATTCTTTTTACAACTCTATTAATTCCATAAGCAATAGGAACGGATACGATTGCTCCTTCTGCTCCAAATTTAAACCGATTCCACAATCTTCTAGCTGCTTCATCTTGTGTTGTAAATTTTTTGTCTCTATCTAAAGCACTGGGTCCTCCTAACACATCTCCCCAAGTTCCAATTCCTTCTAAATCTGCTACCAGAGCAGTTCCCGTAGCTCCTCCTAAAGTAACGGCAGCAAAATTTTGTTTTCCTGATAATTTGTTAAAATTTTTAGCACTAATAGAAGCCTTTACCGCCCCTGGATTAGCTCTTGCTACTTTATTTAATTTAGCAGCTTTAGACCATTTGCCATAAATTTGTTTTGCTTTAACTGCTGCTTTAACTCCATAACTTGCTCCTACTCTTCCAAAAGCATATAACTGACCTAAGGCAGAAGTTAATTTTCCTACCGCAGAATCTTTTATAATATCTTCTGATCCTTGTACTATTTTACCAAATACACTGTTACTAAAATATTCTTCTAATGCAGCTATTTTTCCTTGATCGGCTGGAACTCCTTCTTCAGCTAATGCGTCTGCAATTTCTGCAGTCAAAGATACTACCCCATAAGGAATTTTAATAGTGGAATCTATAATTCCAGCTACAAATCCATCTAATGCATTAACATTTCCTAAAGGAGTTAATTCACTTTCTGGAACACCTTGTACTCGTTCCGCTATTCTTCTAGCTGTTTTTCCAGCTTTTAGAAAAGTATCTCCTGCTAATTCTACGCCCTTAGGTCCAAATAAAATATCTGCAACAGGAGTAGGTTCTCCCGTTCGTTCTGGTACTTGTATAATTTTTTTAGGTTCTTCTTCTAATTCTTCTGGAATTAATTGGTAATCGGACTCGATATAGTCTTCTATATTATTAAATTCTTCCGCCATGGAACCTCCTTAGTATCCTGGTGCTTTTACAAATTTTGTTCCGTCGTATATATAAATTTTTCCGTCCGCTGGACTAACGTATGCTCTGCCAGGGCTATACCTAGTTCTTTTACTATCAGTCGCTTCTGTTTTAAAGGACCCTATTCCAGTTTTAGGATCTACTATAATTATTTTAGTATCTAATATGGTATTGCCTACATCTAATTTTGCTCTTAGATCTGGTGGTATTTTATTAGACTGAAGAGCTATTTTATATTTAGCTAAATTAATTGCTTCAATTTCATCATATCCTGCTTCTTCATATTGTTTTGCTGCTTTAATCATTCTATTTTCAGGAGAGTCTCCTTTTAAGAAAGGAGAATTTTCTTTCATGTAATTATCTAATACTAAACCTAACGCTTCATTGTAAGGTATGCCTCTTTGTTGAGCTACTAAAGCAGCTCTTTTTTCTAAAATATCTCTATCATCTTTAGTTAAATTTTTAACTGCTTGTATTCCAGCTTGTGTTTTAAATTTATTTGCTTCTGCAGTTTGTTGTGCATTTAAACCAGCACCTATTTTTGAAGCTTGTCCAAAAGCGCTTCCAAACGTTTGAAGTGCCATAGGGTCTTTGGCAGCACTTGCACCAAATCCAGTTATATAATTTCTTATGCTATCTCCTTGGCTCGGAAGCATCTTTTGATATTGGTTTTCAATAAGAATCTCGTAGGGTTCTTTTTTTTGTACGTTTCCTTGCTCTTGATAGTTTTGTCTAGGAGTTAATCCAGAAGTAATACCAGTACCTTCGGAAGTAGAACCTCCTTTTCGAAACATAGGTCTTTTAAATATATTAGGCATGGTTACCTACCCATCAATGACATTAATCCACCGTAAGCAGCTGTTGGTCTTGGATTGAACATTCCATATAAATTAGCTAACGTTTGTGATGCTGCTAAACCAGGGCTAGTCATAATCGGTTGTTGAGGGCTTTGAGGTGTACCACTTGCAATTGTTCCATATATACCTGAAGCAGTTCCTAACCTTTGTAGTGGATATTGTTCTTGTAAAATATTTCCTTGTTGAATAGCATCTAGAATAGATTGAGAGTAATTTTGCGCTCCTGCACCTGTAGCCCCTAATTGTCCGGTGATACCTGATTCAAAAGCTTGTTGTTGTTGACCAAAACCTAATTGATTTTGTAAACCTTGTTGTTGTAAACTTTGTGCTTGTGTTAAACCTTGTTGTCTTAGTGCCGCTAGCTGTCCTGCATCTGAAATATCTCTACCTCTTAAATATTCTGCTTCTCCAATTTGTCCTCGTCCTTGTCCATAAGCTCCTTGTGCATATTGACCTCCTCGTAATGTATTTAACCCTGACGCTCGCTGCTCGTTCATTAGTGCTTGAGTCGCGTCAATGACTTCTGTTTGATACGGAGACATATACGATTGATATGCACTTGGCGCAGCTAAATCTTCTGCTGCTTGTAAATAAGGTTGATATGCTGCAACACCGGTTCCAGCGCCTACTCCTGTTACATCTCCTTGAGGAGAAAATTGTAAGGATCCTAATCCTGCTTGCGTTGCGGTTCTTTGTTGAGATGCTTGAATTAATGGATTAACTTGGGAAACCTTAGGCGCCATTCCACCTATATTAACTGGTTGGTTAATTTGATCTATGGTAAGATCTGTTATTCGTTCACCCGCTGGTTCTAAAAAAGGAGCAGGGGTAGTAATATTATAAGCCATTAAACACTTCCTCCGTTTTCAAGTTGTTTCATCATAGAATACATTTTCTGAGCACCTAAGTTAGTGTCTCCACCGCCTGCATTTCTTACTGCATCGGCTGTAAATACAAATTCGTTATTAGATAACATCGCAGGGATATCATCCTCCTTTTCTTTTATACCAATTGGCGGAACAAATCCACCCTGATCTCTATAATCTAGTTCTGCAATTCCTTGTTGATTTTGTCTAGGGTTACCTACCGGCATTCCCATTTGATCTGCTATTTGAGGAGCTGACATAATTCCGTCTTGTACTGAATTTCCATATGCATAACCCATTCTTCCACCATTCATTGCAGGTGCTCGTACTACATCGGCTGCAGTAAAAGATGCTCTAGGAGCATTGGTTGCTTCACCTGGATTATATTGTGCTCGTTTACCTGCTTGAGCGGCTTCAAATTTTGCTTGAATTTCTTCTCTTAATTTATTAATTCTTTTTTGATCTAAGTAACTTAAAGTCGTACCTGCAAGGTAAGTAGCTGCTTTAAACAACTCTTGCAATGTTTTTGGATCAGCATTCATTAATGAGTTAAATCCTTGTGAAATAAATTCTCCTACACTAGAAGCTCCGCTTTGAATACTCTCTAGTATGTCTATGCTTTTTACAGATTCAGGTATTAAATTAGTAATCCCGTCAACTCCTCCTGAAATATTACCACCAAGTCTATCAAAAAAAGAAGATGTATCTCCAGTTCCTGCTTGGACTTCTCCTCCAAACATTCCCGGTACATTCAAACCATCTGCACCAGTTGCTTTTCCAAAACCATACGTTGCTCCCGCTTGTTTTACAGCATCGCTGATACTTCCTCGTTGATCAAATCTTCCAATACCTCTCATTGCTGCTGCAATACCTGGTTGAAAAGGTGCAACAAACGGTGCAGCTTTCACTGCAATATCTGCTATTTCATTAGGTATAATGTTCCTTACGAATTTTTTAAATTTACTTCCAAAGCCGTAGTTCTCTCTTGCTACGCCCATAATTCCGCCGTTTTGATATAATTGTCTGCTCATCTGTGATCTAGATATCATAATCCTTTAAATATTGTTAGTAATGAAGCAGGCGCAAAAGTCCTGAAAATACATACTTTACTTGTTTTTACAGTATAGGTCAATCTTTTTTAAAATCAAGATCATCCATAAACCTACCGGTATATCGATACTCACCTATATGAGTAATATATTCATCCACTAAAATGTGACATTTACCACCTATTTCAGCCCATCTTTTACAGAATCCAAAGTCTTCTCCGTAGTACTTTTTGGTTTCTGGTTCATGATAACAATCAAAGAAGTTGTACATAAACTTCTTCTCAACCATTTCACCATTAACAATAGTGGGTTGATTAATTTTTAATTCTGGTAACTTCTCAATCATGGTATCAAACACTTCTTTTTTAATTAACATACATCCGGTAGGAGCATGACTTACTTCTGCTACTCCATTGATTGCAGTTATTTGATTCTTTCCATCTAATTTTAACGGCCAAGTAAATCCTTGTTTAGACATAGTAGCACCGTCTTGTATATTTTTATATTTAATTCTATTAGCAATCTTATTCCAGTCTAAATCTTTTAATGGATAAGGAGCAGCTATTACATCTTTTTCTGCTGCTACTAATTTCATAATGGTATCAAAAGAAAACTCAATATCGGAATCAATAAATAACATGTGAGTGTAGGGATGTTTTTCAAATTCTTCCATAAACGCATTGACACATAAGTTTCTACCTTGCGTTACTAAAGAAGATTTTAATAAAGAAAAAGAAACTAGAATACCATTGACCATACATTTTTGTTGAAATGCTAATAACGCTTGAGTGTAATGAATAGAGCATTCGCTATGAACCGGAGTAGCTACAAAGATAGAAGGTAGTTTACTTACATTAGGTACTTCTTTTTTGTTATCTTTTACCCAGATAGGTTTACTTGGATCTTGCATTGATAGCTCCTTTTAAAAAGTTATTCCATAACGAACCAATACGAGTCCAGTTATAAAATCGGTTAGTATAAATAATTTGATCTTGTAAATGTTTTTGAACAATCTCGTTGTCTAAATTACCTACCGCTGTTTCAATAGCATAGGCAAAATTTTTAGCTAAATTTGCATACGATTTTTGATAAGGAATATAGGCCGCATATTCTGCACACGTTTCATATAAAGCTCCATAATTGGTAGTAATACAATAGAGTCCTGCCGACATAGCTTCGAGCGCCGAGACGCAAGAGGTCTCTTCAAAGATACTAGGATAGGCAAAAATATGATAGTTTTTTAATTGATCTACAATATACTCATTCGATTTATATCCAATGTAATTAACATTGGATAATTTTTTTGCTTGTTCAAACAAACCTTCAAATTGTTGATTGTTTGCTTGTTTAAATTGATCTCCGTAAATTTCGGTAGAAGAATAAACATCTAAGGTGATGAGGGGATTTTGAATCATTTGCATTGCTGCTAGTATCACATTCAATCCTCTCCAAGGAGTAGGTTGAAAGATAAGTTTGATGGGATCCCCTTTTTTGTAAACTAAATTTCTAGGTGTAATTTCTGGAATTCCGTTTTTAATAACCAAACATCGTTCGGTAGGAATATCAAAATGCATTCTATATTTTTCATAGTTCCAATGAGAATTAAATACATACCAATCATATTTAGAATGATTCGAAGTATCTTTAAACCAAGGTGCTAAATTAGCTTGATCATATGAATTATGTTGCCATAAGATATTTACTTTATCTTTAGACAAAGGAATTTTTTCAGGAACGGAAGTAGTAATTTGAACTTGATCTAATAGTTCTTTATCTACATGTCTTTCTAAGAACTGCATTTGCAGTTCGGTTCCACCAAGTGGCTGCATTATTTTTGTCCCATTATTTTCTGTAAAAGATTTAATCCTTCATTGGTAACGGTCACTGCTGTATCGACTGCTAAATCGTCTTCAGCATGATGTTGTAAAAACTGTTCCTTTGTTTCATACGTCTTATTAGTAGACTTACTTCTAAAGGTGTGTTTCGTGGTCGTTTCTATTTTATCCATTCTCTTGTGATCTGTCTATTAACATGTAAGACACTGCTCCGCTAACGGCATCAGCAGTACTCGCTTGCACGCTTATAGCATCTCCTGCTTCTAAATTCAAGGTATCTACTAATAGATTTGCAGTAGATTTATTTAATTGTGCATGACCTATTTGAACCGCACTTGCACCATTCTTAGTAAGAAAAAGATCTGTATCTACATTACTAGCAGTATCATGAACCGCTTGTACCGTTTTAACAATAGCTACAGAAGAAGTACTTACGGATAATACAATAGTTACATTAGTAGTGGTTAAATCAAATGTATTGCTTTTAAAAAAATTTGCCATTTACGTTAAAAACCATTCTATTTGCGCTTGTTCATTTTTTAAATCTTTTTGATAACCAAAGTTTAACTCATTCTTTAATGTATTCAACCCTTCGTTCAACTGTCGTTGATTAAACACATCATATTCTTCTCTTGGTTCTGGAATCACTGCAGTAATTTTTGCCATTATCTTCTTCCTCCTGCATGAATATCTAACCTCAAGGTTCCATATCTCCAAGTTTCATCCTGACCATCGTTTTCTATTTTTAAACTAACCTGCCTACCTCTAACCCTAGTGCTTACAAAATTAGTAGTGGTACTAATAGTAAAAGGACCAGTAATTAAAGATCCTGAAGCAGATGATTGTGAATCGGTGGCTGGATAGTTAGTAAAGAACATGGTTACTTTTGCATTTCCACTTAAGTTTTTAAAGTCTGGTATAAATCTAGATACTCTCATAATATATTCACCATCTCCTGCAATTCCTTGTTCGGAAATATCATAATCCCCTGACAAAATATAAGAAGCAATAGCAGTAGTAGATCCTCCAGCGGTTACTTCATTGGTCCCTGTTTCTTGAGCCCAGTACTGAGAAGAACCATATCTATTGGTTACCCCTTGAATGGCTGGGAAGCTCGGAGTTCCATTAGTAGTAAATTCAGTAGCGTAGGGTAAATCATAGGTAGTAGCATCATTATAGGTAGTTCTAGATAAAGAACCGGTAGTCCAACTTTGTTCGATAAAGTTATATACTACATTCCTATTAATTTGTTGCGAGCCGCTCGCTGCATAGTACCAACCCACTTCATTAAATAATGAGTTGTGATATCCATAGGTAATTTGATTAGCATCATAATTAATTCCTAATCCATCTCCTTGAGTGGTAAATACAAAATCTTCTACTAAGGATGGAAGTTGTTTTACCGTTCCATCGTACATAAAAAATCCACCACCAAAACCCATCCAGTACACCGCTCCTTGTGCATAGACGGCAGTGTGTTGCCCTAAACATCCACAGTTGGAACCAACTTGTCTTAATGAAAAAGTGTAAGGAGTTCCCACAAATTGTATTACATAAGCTGCTTGATCGGTTAACACTAATACATAATCTTTTCCTTGTACGGCTGTTACGATTTCATTTCCTTGGTCAAGCAAGAAAGTACCTGCTGTATTAGTCGCGGTAGGAGCCCAAGTATTAATATCTTCTTGATTAGAAAAACGTACCAACATTTTGTTTTGTGTAGAAGCATCTCCGACAGTAGTTTCGGTTCCCATTAAAAATAAATGTCTATCTCTGTCAGAAACTAAACTCATTAATGATCTAGTAGGAGCATCTGCTACGATAGCAGCTCTCGTTTCTAATGCTGCAGGCTCTCCTGCTAAAGGAGTCCAAGTATAGGTAGAACCGTTTCTAGCAGTTGCAACTAACAACTGTCCATAGTTATCGAGCGACCAGGAGCCAGGATCTAAGACCACGGTAGAAGCAGATCGTGCAGTTCCCCATGCTTCTCTTCCATAAGGACCGGTTCCAAATCCATAAGCGGGGGTTTCAAATACAGGACCAATGGTTACATAAGGCGTAACCGTTGCAGAACCTTGAGTAGACATACCTGAACCAGATTCGGTAGTAGACATAGTAATAGTAAAATCATCATCATCTGTGGAAGTAACTTCATAAGTATTGTTAGTAAATTGACTAGCTGAAAAACCTGTTTCACCCCCAGTAGGTAAGGTAATACTAGTAAAAATAATATAAGAACCGTTTGCAACTCCATGAGCTACTTTATTAACCGTAACGGTTGCTGATCCAGTAGTAGAAGTAAAGGTAAATCCTGTAATAGGGGTCTCTAAAGGAGTAATATCATAAAACGCTCCTTCATAATAAATAACTAGCACTTTAGAAGTACCTAGTGCTGCGTATCGAACACCAGTTAAATCAGTCCAAGTGTGTTGTCCTCTGACAGGTCCTGCTATGGTAGAGTTAACTAATTCTTCCCAACCACCTATTTTTTCAGGTTGGCCGTATCTAAAACGTACGTTATCACCGTCTACCCATTGCCCTTCGGCACCGGTTTCGGTCTGTTGTTTGTTGAATCCAGGCTTAAATTGTATCTTCTGTAATGGCATAATAGTATTTATAATACCTTTTGAACCTAAAATAAAGATGTTTTATCTTGCTGTTCCTGGTATTCCTGTTGAAGTTACAAAAGGAGAAGAAGCAAATGCCATGTAGATGTAATTGTTTCCTGAAGCATTAAAGTCTGCATTAGTAAATCTCCATTTAAAACCATTGGATAAGAAATCAGCAAAAGTTGTATTAGATGTATCTTCAGTACTGTTTGTATTTGGAGCAAGAATATCTGATTTACTATTATAACCTGCTCGTCTATTGTCAAACATAGACCAATTTGATGCATAACCTGTATCTTTAAACATTATAAAAGCTGGTTTAAATCCTGTGTATATAAATGTACCATCAGCATTTCCGTTCCCTGTGTATGAGCCAAATTTTGAGTAGCCTTTAATTTCTGCAAAGCAGTAAGCTATCATAGTATTATTATTATTGGTTTCGTTTCCAGCACCAAGAGTAACTACTGAACTAGATGGAGTAGTATTATTCCACCCACCAATTGATGTATCTCCAGCACTAGTACTGTTTAAAAAAATTCTTCTAGTATTACCTAAACTTGAGTGATAACAAGTCCAATCCCATGCCGCAACAGCTCTATTTTTAACTATTACCATTGAAGGTGCAACACCTAACCCATGTCCAATAGTTGCACCAGCAGTTAAATTACCCGTATAACTTACAATACTAAATCCAGCGGTTGTATTAGCTGAAACACTAGAAGTAATTGAACCATCAGAATTAGATGATGCTGAACCACCACCTAACCAATTCCAAGATGCGTAAGTTGCTGAACTTGTATTATAAGAGCCATCTGTACCAACTGTAAAACCATCTGTACCAAAAGCTGTTAATCCTTGTGCTACAGTTTCTTCTGCACCAGTATCATTTGAACTTAATTCTTTTGTTACTCCTCTTACTGAATCTGTTAATACATGCTCAGTTGCACCACTTCTACCTTTAATCCATGTAAGGTCTGGGGTGAAGTTGACCCCAGTTATTGATTGTGTAGCACCAGTACCAGTGTAAAGTTTAGTATTAAAATAATCTGAGGGTTTATTTATTTGTGCCATTAGCTGTACTCCTGTGCGTTAATTGATTTAGTCATAATTAAACTCATTTAAGTTTTTTGTACAAAGTGCATAAAATTTTTTTGCTGCACCATCTCCAGTAATGTTTGGCGAATATTCAAACGCACCATATCCATTATCATCTGCTATTGCTGTGTCTGCTAAAGCTTGAAAACCATTACCAAAATTAACTTCAAATACAGCCGCACCACCAGTATTATAATCTCCTACAAATGGAATATAATGACCTGTTCCATTACTTGCCAAAGCAGTTAAAGCAATACCAGTTCCACTATTTTCAAGTGTACCATTTTTACTCCAATAAGTTTTCATATCTTCAAGATCAAGATAAACTCCTAAAATATCTCCAGCAGCATATGAACTTAATGTAGCAAGAGTAATGCTACCACCAGATCCATTACCTGATTGTAATGTTCCACTTTTATTCCAAGTATGAGTAAAAGGTGTAACACCCCCAGATTTTCCATAAGAAGAGTTTTGATGAGAAGGTGTTGCAGTTACACCAAGATTTGCTGTACCACTAGCACCTATTGAAATACAATCAACTTCAAAATACCAACGACCAGCAGATACAGCAAAAGTTGCTGTACTCATAGCTTCTGCACTAGCATCAGTTGTAAGTTTTATATTGCCTTCTGCAAAAAGAGCACTAGCATAATAATTATCTAAAGGATTCATGGTTGCAAAATTATTAGTAGGTGTGTCGGTAGTCTGGTCTACTGCTGTTAAATTATTAACTGTAAAATCATTACCATTACCTGATGTATCTGCACCTAAAGCACCGCTATCTTCAAAGTCTAAATAGAATCCGTTAGTACCAAAGGTTAATCCAGAAACATCTATTGGTTTCCATATTCCACTATCTTCATCAAATTCTCCAAAGTCTGTAGGTGCTAATGCTTGACCATCTATACCATAAACATCAGACATGTAGCCGTCTAAATACCCTGAACTTCCTCCATAAGAACCTAAATAATAGGTATATGAACTTGTACCAAGTCTTAAGTCTTCATTTAATGAAGGATAAATAGCTGTAACAAAAGAAGTTTCTTGAACTCCATTAACATATATTTTAACTCTATTAGAAGCTGTTGCTTGTGTAGTGTCCATAGCAACTACAATATGATACCAAGCTGATACATCTCTAAATAATCTATTTGTAACTAAAATTATTGTGTTACTACCACCACTTCTATTACCGATACTTAGTCGTTGAGAACTATCAAATAATATCTTTATTCTTTCATCTATAGAATAATAACTTAAGAATAATGTATTATCACCGTCAGGGTTTTGACATTTTTTAACCCATGTTGAAAAAGTTTGTATTTTTCTATTAGTCCCTGTAGTTGGAACTTTTGATAAATAATCTGAACTAGCAGAATTAAATCGTAAAGAATTATCTACTGTATAACCACCTGCTGATAGAGAGTTAGCTGGTAAGATAAAAGGCATATTAAACTACCTCTTTTGGAAATTCTCCAAGAGGTCTAGTAACTGTACCATCATCTTGCATTGTGTAGGTAAGTAAAGTTATAAGAGTATTTACATTGGCACAATTATCTATTGCAGTTTCCATTGCATTGACTTTAGTTCTAACTGCTGCTCTGTAAGTAGTAACAGCACTAGGTACTGAATAATCTGAAACTTCGGTTGCCTTAACCACATACCAATCTGTAGGAGCTAATAGACCAGCTGCTTCTAAATTAAAACCTGTTTTGTATTTTGTTTTTAAACCAGTGGTTACAATTTGATTGCCTTTTTCATCATTCATAGGATCACCTGCAGAAGCACCTTCTGGTGAGCTTTCGTTATCTACATCTTCTTGTGTCCAAACTTCATTCGTGTCTGTTAGTTTTTTACCAACAGCAGTTCCATAAGAAGCAGTAACTACTCCATCTGCATAATTAAAAGATTGATTTGTATTAATGTAATAGTCTTCATCTTTTTTATTAGAACTATCAAAGACTACTTCATAAATTCCAATAGCTTCTTTTTCAGCTACAGACCATTTACTAAATATGTCTGCTGGGTATTGATTACCATTAAGAGTAAATCCTTTAGGGTAACTAAAGTATTTTGTGATTGTTTCGTCTATGACTAATGTGTACATAATATTCCTATGATAAAGTTAATGCTAAATTTCTTCCAACTTCTAACCATTTTGTTCCATTGTATCTAAAAGTAAATACATCTCCAAGACTAGCTGTTGCTGTTAATGTTGGTGCAGTATCCGCTGCAAATTCATATATTGCGTTCCATGTAATAGTTCTTCCGCCAGTTCCATCTTGAATAACTAATAGAGAAGCAAATTGACCTGTACTTCCATTGGTAGGTGCGTTTAAAGTTCTGTTTCCACCGAGTGTTACTGCGGACACAGCTTGTGTTGCCATATCCCAATCAATCGTAGCACCATCTGTTAAAGTGGTTTCAGCTAAGTATGCTTTGTCAGCTAGCAGTGTGCCAGTAACATCAACTACCCCTGTTCCTTTAGGAGTTAAAGTTATTCCAATATTAGAGTCATCCCCTGTCGCAGATAAAATAGGTGCAGAACCTGTTGCATTATTTGTAATAGTAAATTCATTAACTGCACTTGCGGTTTCTGTAAAGTTTAAGAGTTGTAAAGTTCCATCACCTAAACCAAATGTATTAACATCTAACATACCACCGAGCTGTGGAGAGGTATCTTGAACAACCGCTGTAATACCTGCAGTTAAACCTGTATCCACAACATTAGTTCCATCAGAATACAATAATTTAGTACCTTTATCAGTAGTACTAAAGGTAGCTCCCGTACCAGACGCTGTTTTAACTACTACGTCATGAGCTCCTGAAGTTGAGTTTCTAACGATATAGGTTTTTTCAATTGCATCTGGAATAATAACATTAACAGAAGTAGTAATCGTTCCTGTTAAATCAAGAACTGCATTTTTACCATCAGAAATAGTTCCATTGGAAAAAGTTAAAGTTACACCGGTAGTCGCATTTAATGGAATTGCTTCATAACCAGCAATGGCTTGTTGTACGATGTTTAAATTGGTATTAGTAATATCTCCCCATAGACCGGCTTTTTCACCAGTGACCATGAGTTCTAGTTTTAAATCTCCAGAATAGCTTGATGGCATATTTTATATAATTCCTTAATTAATAGTTTTTATTCAAATTATGCGGCTGTGTCAATATTATTCCAAGTGACATTAGATCCGGTAGAAACTTCAGTATACGCTACAGAGGTGCCTGTGTCAACGATTGTCCATATCTGAGACACTTCATTTCCAAGCTCTAAAGTTAACTGATTTCCTGTTAATAGTACGGATCCTGAGATCGTAAAAGTAACACTTCCTGCAGTCGTATTAATCTGTTGTCCAGTAACATCTACTAGAGTATTGGCATCTAAAACAGCGGTTCCTAAAGTAGCACTTATTTGTTGACCGGTTAAAGCCACATCCGGTGCTACATCTACGGTTCCTACAGCTGTTGATAATTCATTTCCTACAACCGGTATATTTGCAATACCTCCTATGACTACATTTCCAGTATCGGTTTCTAAAACAAAACCAGTTAAATCTGCAAAGGTAATAGCATCGAGCGTCGCGGTGCCAGAGACAATAGATAATTCATTACCGGTAACATTAAATGCTACATCGGTTTTACCAATAGCATCTCCTAAAGAAAGTGGGATTTGATTTCCAGATGCCATAGCATCCGGTGAAGCGTCTACAGAACTTAATGCAAAAGCAGCAGTAACACCTGTTGGTGAAGCAATTGTCAAAAGATCTAATGTAGTATCTCCAAGATCTAAATTTAATTGTGAACCGGTAATAGGAACTTGAGTAGATATAGAATTGTTTCCCCAGTCAAGAGTACCCCAACCGAGTTCTCTTCCCCATCCTGAATTTAATTCTACAGTAGTAGTTACGTCTCCTTGAGACGTACTTAATTGAGTACCAGTGACAGATATACTTACATCACTTTGTTCTCCCCAGCTGTTTATTCCCCAGGTTAGTGTACCCCAAGTATTGACCATAATAGGTTAGCTCCTATTAGTTGCCGATTCTTAGAATAGCTGCTGAAGTGGTAAATGCTGGAAACTGAATTGTAAAAGTTCCTGAAGTCGCTGCTTTGTCTGCACCAAAATCTAATACTGCCACCGCTTTGTTAGTCGATGAAGTATTATAAATTAAAGCTCCTCTAGCTGTGATCGTTACACCCGTAAAAGATAAATCTGCAAAATCAACAATCGCAACACCTGATGAGACTGAAGTACTTGGATTTGGTTTTACTAAGGTTCCACCGCCGGCAGCATATTGTCCAGAATTTGGAACTTCATTGGTAGAAGCATATGCCGTAGTAGTAGAATTTAACGTTGCATCAGAAGTGTACAGAGCAAGTTTAAAAGTATCACCACCAGAAAATTGAAACGTATGTTCCCCTTCTAGTAGTTCTTGTTTAAAACTGTTTGCAACCGCTTGTGTTATAGCCATAGTTTACTCCTTATTTTTGTTTTCCGACTTTCGGAACTCCTGTTTGGAATTCATCAGTTCGTCTTCTTCCCATTTGCTCAATTGTAAATCCTTGTAGAGCTTGTTGATATTTACCTTCATAATATTGAATCATATCAGCTGGACCTTTTAAAAATCCAAAAGCCTCTACTAGGCATGCATACAATAAGCCATTAGGAAATTCTGTACTTAAGTATGTAGTGGTATTACTACTAGATAATCCCTCTGGTTTCAAGATATAATTTATCTGCATGTTATAATTTATATCTGGGGTAGGAGCCACCACAATGGTGTTCTCATCCCAATAACTGTAATATCTAGGTAATCCTTGTACTCCAGTAGGATCATACTCCGACATGAAGCTGGTATCCCTAAAATCTAAAAAATATCTATCTGAATTATCTGCTCCACCGGTAGAGTTAGTAATTTGACAAGACCTGATTATTAAAGTTTGATTATTAATAAGAGGGGTACTTACAAATCGTTGCCCTGCTATAATATCTGCTTGTGCATATTGTCTATTATTATCAGAGTCTACGTCTCTTAAAAGTCTAAATTCAGTATCTGAAAGAAAGCCATCTACAATAGTAGAGGTAAATACATTGGCATCTACTTCACAATAATCTCTAATTTTTTGTACTAATTCTGCATATGTCATTATGGTTGTAAAGTAATTGGTCCTGAACTACAGCCAATTCCTCCTCCTTGTACATTTCCAAAAGTAGCCGTTCCCGGTATTTGGAAATAATAATAATTTAAAACATCTCCTACAATTCCAGAAGAATTTATTTGTCCTACGGTAATAGTATAACCGTTTTCATTATCAATGTCACTGATTGAGTCAAAAGTAGGAATCGGATTAAAGTAATATAAATCGTTATCATTAGTTGGATCAGGTATAATAGGACCGGTAGGAGGACTACCTGCTAAACCTCTAAATCGAACTGTATTGCCAGTGCTTAATCCATGATTTTGAGAGTTTACATTAATATAAGTACTTCCAGAATATAAAATAGTTTCAAATGGATTAGGAACTAATAACACAGTAACCGGTGGTTCTTTACGATCGGGTCTAGCAAATTGTAAACCTTGTGCATCGGTACCTGCTGGTCTTGGATTTAATTGAGGTTGTTTTGATTCAAACTCAGAAGTATGAACTCTTGCTCCATTCCACTCTACTACCATTTCTTTGTAAGGAAATGCCATACCACTTCTATCGGAAATAAATTGTGCAAATTTTCCTCTCGATAAATTAGTCATTAGACTCCTGGGTAATAAGTTCGTGGACTAATATAAGAACTAGCAGAAGAACCATCTTCTTGTAAAGCTCTTAGTAATTCATCCTCGTATAATAATTTTAATTCTTGTACACGTTGAGGTGCTAATTTTTGTGCTAAATAATAAGTAAGTCCTGAACACATTGCCGGAACAAATCTATACACTATATCCGAAGCGTTCGTGTACGATCCTGCATCTTGTATTCTTTTTACAAAAAAGAAGTTAATAGTATTTCCTGCTTCCGTAGCACTAGGTGCTAGATATAAAGTAACCGATACTCTATCAATAAGTCTTTGAACAAAATATTGAGTAGGAGTTCCTTGTTGAGACTTAGCCGATAAACCTTGATAGGTTGATCTGTCAATTTTAGTCAAAGGAAAATCTACTTGAGTAGAATTTCTATAAGAAGCTTCTAACATATCGTCATAACCATATAAAATAGTTGCATGGTCGTATACGACATCATCATCCGCGTGACTAGCTGCGGAAGTACTATTCGCGCCACGAGTGGCTCCGGTTAAACTAGTAGTGTCTGAATTTTGTCCTGAGTAAGTAATCTGTTCTGTTCCAATTAAAATAGTTCCAGAAGTAGGAAACCCTACTAAAGAATTTAAAGGAATAGTGGTCGCTGTATCATTAATGGCTGCGGATAAACTATTGAAAACCCCACTGGAAGTTCCATCAGAAGGAGATCTATAAAAATTATAAACGATTTGACCTTGAACTAAAGTAAAAGAATTATTTTCTACTTCCCAAAATTTAAGACCTCTGTTTCCCCATTCTGAAAATAAAATATTTAAAGAACGTCTAGAAGTTCTCATGTTATTTCCAGACATAGGATTTAATCCTAATCTTTCAAAAGCTTCCGTGATAACGTCATCAATGAAGAAATTCTTATCCCAAGTATATGTGCCGGAAGTAATGTTAGTCATTTAGACTCCTACCCTGCTGTTAGACCTGGACCAGAATATTTATCTGTTAATAAAGTAACTGCAGCTACTGTAAAAGTAGAAACATAAACTCCTTTTGGAAATAAAATTCCATCTTCAGGAAAAGAAAAATTAATAATATCTCCTGCAGGGACATCCGCTTGGAATAATGTGTCTCCAGTTGCACTGGTAGTTTTTAAAATAACAGTACCGGACGTTGCTAGTCCTGCAACAACAATTCCTCTTAGTCTTACAGGTGGTGCTACGATTACATTGGTAGTTTCTCCTGCAATTCTTGTTGCTTGTATGTCTGCTTTATATGAACCCATTTTATTCTCCTTAGTAAAGAGCTCCCGAAGGAGCTCTTAAATTATTTAAACTACGAAGCAGCTACTGCTGTTCTAGTGTCTGCACGTAACCAGTCTGTTCCATTTGAAAAAGCATAAACTGAATTTCCAGTTGCTCCATCTGCAACGTATACAAGTACGCCTTCACTAGTTACAGCGTTTAACGCTTCTCCAGCTCTTGGTCCAGTAGCAATAGTTAGTGTAGAAATATTTGCTCCTACAGTCCAAGCTACGTTAGAACCTTGTTGTGTATCTGCTGAAGTACCTGTTACTCCTGCATTTACGTTTGCTCCTCCAATAAAACCGTTAAGTGCGGTTACTGGACCTGTGAATGTTGTGTTTGCCATGATATTTATCCTCCTAGTTAATTCTACACAGTCTCTAGGCTGTCGACTATACGCGTCTATGCAGAATATATTTATATATAGTAATCAAACTATATAGAATTTTTGAATGAAGTGCAAGATATCCTTATGGGAAAAACGCTTTTTCCAGCGATAGTAGCTTGACTATTTAGCCAGCTATAGAATAGTCAGAAGCAACGGATTCTATCTTTACTTGATGTAAGATCTCTTTAGCTTCAGTCGCTTTAATTTGACTGATTACTTTTTTGATCTCTTCATCGATCCTAACCATATTTAAGGTATACACACCTTCTTTATTATGGTCTTGCTCCCACTCTAGTTCAAGCGATCTTTTGGTTTGATAAAGATCCTTGATCTGATTGTGTTCCATGTACAATCTCCTCGTAGGTTAAATGACAGTTCTTTGTAGAACTACCATTAGGAGTGAACTTTATATCTTTTTTTCCTATTTTGTCAAGGATAGCACTTTCTACTCCGTGTGCACTATCTAATGCCTCTATGGTCATTTCTGCTTTATATCCGTATGCGCTTATTTTAACTAAAAATTGTTTCATCATGGTTCGTCCTTTCTATCAAAAAGAAAGGCCCCAGTAAAGGGGCCTTTCAAATAATTAATACTTTAAAATCAAGTACTAAGCTGCGCCTGAAGAACCGAACATTCCTCTAGGGTCAGACCAACCAAAAGAGTATCTCTCTCTTGCTTTGTATCTAACGTTTCCAGTATCGAAGTCACCTTCCATAGCTGTTTTGATAGCTGTTCTGACAAAATGCTTCATTCCATTAGGAACGTCCGTTTTGATAAAGAATGCATCAGGATCAGTAAAGAAATTGTTCACAGAGTAACCTTGTGGAACCATTCCCATGTTCTTGATTGCATTGATATCATTGTCAGCAGTACCAACTCTATTTGAAGATTTCATTAGTCTGTCAGCTGTAAATTGAAGCTCAGAAGGAATAAGTAATTTCATTCCTCTAGCAGCAATTTTTAAACCTCTTTCATCAGTGAAAGCAGCGATGTCAATTAATGACTGCTCTAATGAAGTTTCGTTTAAATCAGCTTGAGTTGCTAATGTATTACTGAAAGTTCCAGCAATAGTTGGGTGTGATTGAGATAGTAATGGTTGTCCATCACCACCTGCAAACGATGTATTAAACGCGTTGTTTAATACGCCGGCAGCTTTTACTTGTTTGGTATTTGCCATAGATCTTGCTAAAGCTTTTGTATATCTAGACGCTAATCTATCATACAAATTATCTTCGATCGCTTCTTCTGTGATCGCAAATGCTAAAGCAATTGTCTCAGCAGTATATCTAGCAGTAAAAGTCTCTTGAGCGTTATCGAACACAACACCTGAACCTTCAGGTTTAACTTGTGCATTCGCGAATCCTGATAACATTACTTCCTCTTCGAAAGCTCTGTCGGAAGATTCAATTCCGCCGTCGTAGATCTCTACGTGCTGGTTTTCATACCGTTTATATTCCAGGCCGAATAGTGCATTCAATCCTGGCTCTAGTTCTTTAACTAGTTGTCCTCTTGATATAGCCATAATTTATTCTCCTATTATATGCCTGTTGATTGTTTTAAGAAATGTTCATTGATGATTCCTACAACATTCACGTTTGCCGCATAAGTAGTGGCATTCGCTAAAGACTTATTAAGAATATCTTTCGATACACCTAATATTCTAAATTGTGCTGTTGCTGAGGTTACACCTGATGAAGACAACTCTACGTCCGAATTGTAGTTCGAAACCGAACCTGCCGTATAAACAGTATTGGTATTTAAACCGATATTAGCTATAGGTAGAGTTCCGTCCATTTGAACTTCAAATCTTTCATAAGGATCATCACTTACAAAGCCAACAATATCTGTTGCAGTATTGCTCGCAGCTAAGTGATTAGCCCATCTTGGTTTTTGGTCTGGTACATCAGTATAAAAAACACCGTTTAAGGAACCTAATAGTACCGCAGTTGACGTTGCAGCTACACCAATATAACCAGTTGCTAAAAATTGCACTGGGTCATGTTGGTATATCGCATCTGAACTTGCAGCAATATTATATTCACTTAAACCTTGGTTGTCATTATTCTGTCCAGCTTTGCCGATGGCTCTAAAGCCAAAAGCACTGTCTTGGTTTACTAGTGACATTTTGTTTACTCCTGTTTAAGTTTAATAATATCGCGTTCTTTTTGGAATTACTAAAAAATTATTTTTTAGAACCACCAAAAGTTACACGACTCTGCCTTTCACTATTGAAAGGCATACTTGGGTGCTGCTCCTTCATGAGATCGTTATTAACCGCTTCGTCACGGTCTTTAGTTTGTTGCTCGTAATATTTCGTACGTGCTTCTGCAATCTCCTTGGGTATCCTAGCCAGCACTAGGCCACCATGTCCAATAACACCTGCGTATTTTCCTTCTTTAATCGTGGAATAAGATCCTTCTGGATATTCATCGGTTCTCACCAATTCCCATCCTGATCTTAGTTTGCTCGAGATATTTTTACTATCATCGTTTCCTAAGATTTCGGTTCTCAACCAACGATGGACGAATCCGTCCTTCGGCGCCGGTGCATCTAAACTTGATGGTGGAGTCCATGTCACAGGTCTCTTTTCAGAAACTCGGGATTGGCTCGCACGAGGGGTCTTCATTTTATCATTTTCCATATGCCTATACCTCCTTCATGTATTTTTTTTGTTTCGCATACTCTTCGAGTGGCACTCCTAGTTTTTTAGCAATTACAACTTCAGTAGGTGTGAGTCTGACAGTTTTGCGACTAGAATTTACACTTCGCCTTGCTGAAGCTACTTGTTGTGTCGGCCTAGTCGTATTAGTTTTTGCCGTTCCATCATTAGTATCAAATTTATGGGGAAATTCAAGTCTTATTCTTTTATCAATTTCAACATAATATTCGTCACTTTGAGGATCATAACCTTCTTCTTCGGTTAAGGTCTTATGCAGATCAAAAGCAGTATACGTCATTGCTTTATCCGAACCAAACCATCTATTACTAGAGGCCCAGCCTTCTGCTTTTTCATCCGGTACGTTTCTTCTAGGTTGTTGAGGGATCTCTAAATTATTCATAGTCGGAATAATAGCATCTTGTTCCTCTTTGTAAGCTTTTTGCTCTAACAATCTAGCTTCTTCGTAACCGAGACGAGAAATATCTTTTTGGATATCTACCTCTAAATTAACGTCATTTGCATCTCGCGCCTGAGCCAGTCTGGCCTTGGCACCTTCTAAAGCAGAGGCTAATTTAGATTCTCGATCTTTTAAGCTGTTGGTTTCTAAAGAAGAATATTTTTTACCTAGTTTCTCTGCAGTCTCTTTTTGAGTTCTGGCATAGGTTAAGGCTTCGTCTTTTTGACGTTCTGCTTCTCTCCATTTTTTGGTGAGTTTAGCAATTCTTCTTTGCACATCTTTACTATAAACTTCTAATTCGTCTTTCTTTCCTTCTGGCTTATCTTCTGTAGTCTCTTGCTGCTCGCTACTTGCGTCTAGAGGCGAGGGGCTAGTGACTTCTTGTACTACTTCTTGTTCTTCTTTGATTGATACTTCTTCTTCAGGTGTAGATGTTTCAATATCTACGTCTACTTCAGGTCCTGAACTATCAATATCTACCATTTTCTTTTCTTCGTCTGGCATAGTGTCCTCCTATGTTAAATGTAATGCAACACAGATTCAGGATCTTGTACAGTTCCTAAAACTTCGTCGTCGTTGAGAATTCGGATCTCTCCGCCTTCTATTGGTAGTCGTGATCCTGCATATCTTGCAAAGATCACCCAATCTCCTTTTTTACACCAAGGATCTTCAAATTTATCTTTGTCCTTGTATGCTAATGGACCCATTTTTAAAACGTAACCACAGTTGGTTGCGATTCTTAATCGGTCTAACGATTCTTGTGCGATAATTAATCCACCTTTAGTTTTTTCTTTAGGGGTAAAAGGTAGAACTAGTATTCTCCAACCAGATGGTTCTGGAAGTTGATCTATAACTGGTTCAATAGACTCAGGGTTAAGGGGTTCCTTTTCTGGTGCTATGTTTTTTTCTTCTTGTTTTTCTTTTTCGTATTTCTCTTGGAGTCCAAGTTTAATCTTTGGTACTTCCTGATCCGAAAGGGACGATGGTATCGTCTCCTGATTGTTCTTGTCCGTCATTTTGCTCCTTCTTATTTAGCAGGTTAGAGATTTCCTGTAATATATATTGATAGGCATGTGCCTGACCTAGTAAATACTTGTATTTATCCATATTGTCAACACCACCTGTAATCATAGTATCTCCAATGTTTTGATATAACTTACGTAGGGCTTTCTGTACTTGTTGTACGAGTATTAGGTCGTCCATTTAGCAGTTCCACTTTCTTAGAGACTTATTAATTCTGCTATCCGGGTCTCTGGCCGTTTTTGCAGAGGTACGTTTTGACTTCATACCACTCATTCTAGCACAAAAAGACTTACGTCTATTTGCTGCTTTAGAACCTTTTTTTAATTTAGATGGCTTCGTAGTTACGGCCGTCTTTAATTTAGATCCAGGGTTAGCTGCTCTATAAGAAGCAACACCTTTTTTATTTAATCCACCGGATTTAGACTTTCCTTCTTTTCTAGTCCAGGCTGCTGTTCTAGCCATTATTAGCCCTTCATTTTTTTAATATGTTTTTTAATTATTTTAGCTTGTTTAGCATGTGTCTTCGATGCTTTTTTCAAGCCTGTAACTACTTTCTTTAATACTTTTACCATTATTTTTTCTTTTTAGGTTTTTTAGCAGTTTTTGCTGATCTTACAAAATTAGCTTTTGTAGGAGCACCTTTGGTTCCAGGCTTTCTCATTGTTTCTCCTGAACCTGCTTTTATTCTTTTTCTTTTTGCTTGTATGTTTGCGTATAATCCTCGTTTAGCCATTATTTTTTTCTTTTAGGTTTAGATTTTACTATTTTATCTTTTAAAAACTTAGGTAAAGTTTTTTGTTTTTTTGTTAGTTTAGCCATTATTTTTTTGCCTCTTTTTTACAGTTACATTCATGTGCACACACACATTGTGTAATACCAAATACTTTACACACTAATTCACAAAGTTTTCTTTTAATTTTTTTAAACATTATTTTTTACTCCCGTTTGTTTTAATTATATCGGTAGCTTTAATTCCATAAATGGCTGCAACCACAGAAATCCAAAGTCCTGTTATCCACCAAGGCATACCATCCAATTTGTCAAAATACAAGTCTAGCTTTTTACCAATATCTTCGTCTTCTGCAAATACAGAATACCCTAATAAAAATAAAGGGCTTGAAAGCACTAATAAAACGAATTCGTCTTTCCAATCGCCTTTTTGATGTTCCATTATTTTGCCAGAGTATTCAATATCTCCACGTTTCATTTTTTCGGCGTGAAATAATTGAGCTTCTGACATAGCAATCTTAGTTGCTTGTCTATTTTTGTAAATTTCGGAACCAGCTTTAAAAGCTGTACCTAACAGACTCCAGGGAAACATGGTTTAGTACCAAGTAGCTTTAACTGGTAATTTATCTGCTCTCATACCTTTAGTACCTTTAACAGTAACCGTTTGAGATTTATTAGGTGCAGTCATCTCTATTGTTTTAATAGGTGCTCCGACTTGAGATACTTTTATAGTTTTATCTTTTTTCATATTGTCTTTTTAACCTTTTTTTATGCTTTTGTCATTAATTTTGATACTTATCTTTTAGTTTTGCAGATAAGATTGTTTTTTCAATAGAAGTATCGGCTCTTAAATTAGCTAATTCTTCGTTTTGGTCTATTTTTTGTTGATCGGTAGACTGATTCATCATCGCTTTCATACGATCTAAGTTATTTCTTTGCTCATCGTACTGTTTTTTACGTTCGTTGTCTTGCGCTTTGAGGTCTAACTCTCTTGCTTTTAGTTTTGCAAGCGGATCATTGTCAAATTGAGAAGTAATTTCATTTTCTTCCTTCATAAACTCTTCCATCATCTCAGAAATCAACACAGCTTTTCTAGATTCGATCTTTTCAGAGATCATTCTCATCTGCACCTGCATTTGTTGTCCTGCTTGAGGATTTTGTTGCATCATTTGTTGCATTTGCTGCATCTGTTGCATTTCATTTCTAAATTCTACTTCTACTTGCTCTTGAGCCATCAAAGAAATATGTTCAAAGATGTTTTTTTCTAAAGCTGCCATAATAGGAGGTGCATTTCTTGCTAAGTTCGTAGACATAAAACTTAAATGAGTAGTGATATGTGCTCTATGATCTTGTCCTGGAAAGGCTTGGAATGGTTTCCCTGCAAGAGCATCAATTTGCTCTAATGCAGGGTCCTTTGGTTGTGGGGGCGTGGGTCGAATTAATATTTTATCAATGTCTTTTACACCTAATGCTTCATACATATTTCTATATACTTCGTATTGGTTATGAATAGCTGGATTCGAAGTAGCTAATTGTAATTCGGTTTGAGCTAAACTAATTCTCTGCGTTTGAGAAAAAATATTAGGGTCTGCTACCGGTAAAATATCTACTTTGTCGTCAAAGTCTGTTTGTTTAATTGTTTTTTCTGCTCCTGGTACATCGTATGGATATTCTTGCGGTAAATATAATTTAAATACTCTTGCTAGTAGGTTAAACTCTTGTTTGAGAGAAGAATAAATTCTTTTATGAATTGCCGACATCGTTCTCGATCCTCTTTCCAACAGCGCTACGGTCGTTCCCACTGCCGCTTGTTGATTCCCGTCTCCTACCTGCATGTCTGCTATTGAAGCAAAGCGTTGACCTGCATTTACAACGACCCCCATTAATTGCAATAATGTCTGTGAAGGTTCCTTAAAAGGAAGCATCATAAAGGAATCTTTAATGTTTCCTCCTGGTGCATCTACATCTCTAAATTCTCCGGGTTGTATTGCTTGCGCATCGTCTCTAATTCTTATTCCTCGTTGCTTGAATCCAGCTGGTAGGTTAGAAAGCGTTCCTGCATCTAACAACTGTCTTAGTGCTGAAGTAGCTGTTCTAGATAATCCACCAATCATGTGAATTAAACCAAAACCATAAAAGCCTAAACCTGGTAAAAATCTAAAGTGAATAAAATATTGTATCTTAGATTTCTTAGGATCATTTACTTCGTAATTTCTTTTAATAGATAAAACTTCTCTGGAGCTTTCTTCTATCGTTACAATGTAAGGTAATTTAATTCCAGTAGGTTCACCATCTGGACCCATGTCTTCAAAACCTTCTATTTCTAAATTTACATGGTACTCTAATAAAGTAAAAATATCGTCCGTAGCTGTTTTAGTAATTCCTTCTAGTTCTCGTTCTTTTTTTTGAACATCTGTCTCTGGTTGTTCTCCAGGAGTTAGTTCTACATCTCTATAAAATCCTGCTACTTGTTGTTTACGTAATTCATTTTCAGACATTTTTACAACGTGCACAATAGCTTCTGCTTCTTCTAAAGAAGCTGCATTGTATGGAACCACTAATTCATCTGCAGGTACAAATTTAGAAACGGCTCTTTGTGAGAGTTCATCGTAATACACTTTTTTAAAAGCAGATCCTGCAAGAGGTAAATGAAATAACATGGTATCAAATTCTGGTTCATATTCTTTCATGACATCCATGATTTGGTAATTCATAAAATCTTTAACTCTTTGAGACTGTTGTTCTTTTTCCGGAGTAGCGTTTCCTAAAATTTGAGTTCTCACGGGTCCGCCCGCGGGTAATAATTCTTTGTACGCCAAAGCTTGAAACTGAGTTACGGCTTCTGCTAATACAGGGTGAGTTGCACCTGACGCACCTTGGAAAGGTTCTGTACGTTGTTCGTACTTAAACCCAAGCAAGTCTAGTCCTTGTCGGTATGCGTTTTCCCAATCTCTTCTAGAACTTTTATATTCTTGATAGTTTTGGTATAATTCAGTTCCCATTCTAGACAAGTCGTTGTCTTCGATAAATTCAGCTAGGTTAGCGTAATGGTCTTGACTTTCCCCTGCAGCCATAGCAGTAGGATCAAAATCGATATCTACCGATCCGTCTTCGTTTTCTACAATATCTGTTTCTTCAGAAACTTCTGTTTCACCCGGTTCCATTACTTCTATTTCCTCTTGAATCTCTTCTTCAGGAAATGGGTTAGCTTCGTTGGGTAATGATTTTTCTATGTCGGCCATTTATTTTCTCCGTTTGCACTGTCTTAACAGTATTATAGTTAATATTCAAGCCCTGTGGGACAGGGCCT